TAACTGCCGGTCATCGCCTTTGTCGGCTTTTCCTCGCTGGCCGTGATGGCGCATTTATACCAGCCCGCCGGGATCGGCTCGCGGCTTTCTTGCGGGTCCACCGTGTTGGCGTCAAATCCGTTGAGGTTCATTGTGCATTTTCCTTCTCTGCTACAAATTCAGCAAACGGAAACCCAGCCTCAAAACTGAATGGCAGTGGCTCCGTGATGTTGAAGCGGTTCTTGCTGACATTAGCGGCCTGCGGGAAGCAGATGATTTCACGCTTGCCCGTGCTGATCGCACGCTTTTTGCTGTCGTCGCCACCGCGCATGAATGTTTCCAGCCGGATGAAGCCGACAAGATCCACGTTGTCAGTGTAGTTCGGCAGGCTCTTTTTGTGCATCCTGACAGTGTACCGCGCGTAAGGATCGGCATCCGGCAGATCCAGCGTTTCCGTGTCAGCGTGGCCGATGAAAACCACGTTCATGCCCCGATCATAGGCCAGCGCACCCGCCCAATCGCGCACCGTGCGATGCTTGTCAGCCGCCGCGTTGTAGCCTGCGCCATAGCCGCCGCCCGCTTGGTTGATGCTTTTCGCCTTCGGGTCGGCGTCCACAATCTCGCCCTCAATCAGCGTTGCAAGCTGCGTGATGCTGTCAATCACCAGCGTTTGGAAGTCGTGTTCTTCCGTGGCGAGGCTTTCGATCTGATCCAGCACCTCGTCGCTGGACCGCGCGACCGGGAACAGCGCAACGTTGTCGTTGCCGACAAGGCTTTGCGTGCCGTCTTCGGTTCGGATGAACACCGGCTTGGGGAACATCGCCGCCAGTGTTGTCTTGCCCATACCTGCTTCACCAAAGATGGTGCAGATCACAGGGCGGTTGCCGTCCGGTTTGGACAGTTTGCTTAGGTCGTATGCCATTAAAGTTCCTCCACTTTCACGCCGACTTTGCCGGGTTTGGTTGTAAATGCTGCGGCAATGCAGTTCCACGTATCCGGCTCGTTTTTAATCAGCCACTTAACGCCTGTCGTATCGACAGACGGCTTCATCACAACAGGATGATTGTGCGCGGGAATGCGATGCTTAACCTCATCCCAGATGTCCGCGTCCAGCTTGCGCGTAACAGGCTGCGTCAGCGTCACCTTGAAATTGTCGAGGGTGTGCGTCTTGCTGCCCTCGCCTGGCACGTCCAGCGCCTCTGCGATCTGCTTTTCAATCGCAATGCGTTGGCGGTTGGCTTGCCCTTCCGCCCGCTTGGCTTCCAGCCAGTCGCGGGCGAGCGCTTCGATGTTATCCATCGTCGTCTCCTAATTTTCACTCTACTAACATAGGCACGTTAAAAAATGCCGCGCAGGGATGCAAGCCCTAATTTGTCCGCTTCCAAACAAAAACAATCGACGGCCTGCCAATGCCGCCCGCTGGGGGCTGTGACATGCGCTCAATTGGAAAGTCGCTTTCTAAGACGCTGAATATGTCTTCCCGGCGCATCTTGCCAAGGTTGCCCAGCGCCGGAACCTTTTTCAGCAGTTCGCTGGTTTTCAAGCCGACTTCGCCCGCCTCCTTGATGGCCTGAGCCGTCCGCTTGCGCAGCTTGTCGTTGTCGCCTTCGGCCAGGTTATCAACAAACGCTTGATAGGTCTGCTGGCTGTAAAAATCGACGTAATCAATGGCCCAACGTGTGGCCTCTTCCCCGATTTCGTCTTGATCCAAGCTGACCGCCACAATCAGCGCCACGCGCATGGCAATTTCACGGTTGCGGTCCAACATCGACCCAAGGGCGCTGTTCTTCGTGTTCTGCCGATCAATGATTTCACCTTCATATTCCCACAGCAGATCCCGCGCCGCCTGCGTGAACGGCACAACGACAGGCTCCGGTGGAAATTCGTATCCGTTACCCTCGGCCAGCATACCTTCGCCCGCGTGCGCCGTCGCACATCGCACCGCCCAATCCAGCAGCGCAGAAGGTGGCGAGGCCATCCGATTGGCCATCCGAGCCCGTTGTCGGGGCCGCTTGCTTTCCACGATCAAGAAGCGGTTCAGCAGCCCGCTTGCCACGTCCTTGCCGCTGATTGCCTCGTAAAACGTGTCGGGCGTGGTCATGCCCATCATCGTGATGGCTGGGTGCGCAATCGCGCCCTCAAGACCTTTGCGCTGGCCATCTGTCAGCGATCCGGTCGAATAGCCTTTTGTCGCCAGCGTGCCGGTCAGTCTCCCGAATGCCTGCATCATCATGCTATTGGCACCGCGCAGATGCGCAGACCCTTTGCCTTGGCTGGCCTCAAGATACATTCCAAATTCGTCAATCATGGCGATATGGCAGGGCCGCGCCTTTAGCGCAGAAATGACACCACCCTCTGACGTGTATCCAGCAGGCCCCGTCAAATCGAGATTGGCTTCGCGCAACACCTTTTCGACCACATGCGCTGCGTTGTCTTTGCCCTCGCCCGTCTTCGCCACGTTCAAAAAAAACAGGCTGGACATATTGCCCTGATCTGTCACCCACCGACGCCCCATAACAACCGACCCAAAGGCCAGCGCCGCCTGCACGTCAAACTGCGGCTGGGCCTTGATTGCCATCTGGTGGCTGTATTTCACCATGTCGCCCAGCGCACCCGGCACCGTCAAAAGGTGAGGCGGAATATCGGGCTTATTGTCTGCCGGATCTTTCGCCTTGCCCCAGCCTTTCAGGATTGAAGCCGCAACCTGCTTTCCGTGTTCGATCTCCCGCCGCATTTCCTCGCGCTCTGCATCCGATGGGGCGCGGGGCATCTGGTCAAGCTGCAATATCTCAGCCGCCGCCTTTACCGCCGCGCTGACGTTGCCCATGTGTTCGAACTGGCAAAACACCTCAAACGCATCCACGCTGAAATCGCCAAACGGGTCTGATGCGTGGTGGCTGTAGCCGCGCCCATCTTCGAACAGCACAAAACCGGGGATCTTGCTGGTGCTATTGGGCGACAGCCAGCGATTACCAAAGCGCACATAACCGGCCCGCTCAATCTCATCCTGCAAGCCGTGCGCGTCGTTGTAGGCTTCAATCACGCTGCCTTGATTACCCTCAATCCGGCGCACCCGCTTTTTTGGCGTGAAGGCCGGGGCCACCTTCCAAGGGCAGACATCCTGCATCTGCGGGGCAAAGCGCGGCCACTCGGTCCAGACATGCAGAAGCTGCGGCGGTATCTCTTGTAGCGCCCCAAACGGCGCACCGGCCCACTCATAAGGTCGCTGCGTGTCAGGGTGGATGCTGGGCGGCAACACGTCCTGCGTCTGACCGGCCCGCAGTTCAAAGATCACCTCCCGCTTTTTGGGGCTTCCCTGCACCGGCCAGTTTATCTTGTGCGTGTTCAGCACCAGCCCATCCGGCACCTTGAACAACACCTTGCCGCGCTCAGGATTGCCGACAATGCGCGGGTTCTCCGCAAGTATCTTGTCCAGATCAATGTTCAGCGCATCAAAAATCATGCGCGTTTTGTCCATGTCGTCAATGTCGAGCGCACAAGTGCCGCTTAGGCTATGCAGCAGGCCCATGTTGTGCGTCGGGCTTGCCTTCCAGTGGTTCGGGTGCGTGGCCTTGGTCTGCCAGCCAAAGGTGCTGGGGGCCTTGCTGCCGGCCGGTATTGCCACCAACGCCCAGCCTAGTGCGTCGTATTGCTGGGCCGCGTCAAACGTGTCTTTCACGTCAATCTCCTGTCGTTTTTTACCGCAGGGATTGACCGGGATCATGCCATGTCGTAGAAATCACCTGCGTTCTTCACACTTCGCACCATAAGCCCGTCCGGTGGCTTTATGCAAGCCCTCGACCCCTCACCAGGTCGGGGGCTTTGTTTTTTGGCGGGGCTAGGATCAAGAGTAAATTTGGGTGGAATTTTACAACATAGCCCAAACTTGCCATTGGCCCATTGCGCAGGATGACTAAAATTAAGAGCGCGGATTTTGAAAGTAAGTCGCCCCAAGATGCCCGCCAAACCCCTGAAATCACTGTATTATTATTATATATATATATATATTATTTAATTATATAGATATACAGACAGGGTGGGTCGTTCTGTTCTCAGTGGGGGTGACTGCTGGGGGTGTGTATTAGGGCCAGGAAAAAAGAACTAAACTACACCGCCACCAAGATCGGCAGACAGGGCTTGCAAGTTCCAAATCATTCGGGCTAGTCTTGGCGGGCGAGGGAGCGTGACAGCGCTCAGACCTCGCCCTGATCACAAACCGGAAGAGGAAAGGATACCGGCAATGACTGTTCAAAAAATAACGCGACCAGACCCCATGCGCAACACCGCCATGATGACCCAATGGCGGGCGACGTTTGTTCGGCGCTGGCACCGCAACCCAGACCTGGCCGACACCAACGACCCGATCAGCGGCCACAGCGCCCGCGTGGCGCTCCTGCTGCTGAACTACTGGCCGATGTCAAGCGTCTTCGCTATCACCCACGCCTTGACCCATGATCTGGGCGAAGCCTACGCAGGCGACGTGCCGGGCGACATCAAACGCCAGCACCCAGAACTTGCCAAGGAATTGGAGAAAGTCGAGGCGCTCGGCGCAAAGATGATGGGCATTGAAGATCCCAACTGCACCGCCCGCGAAATGGCGCAGGTCAACTTCTGCGACAAGCTGGACGCATACCTCTGGATGCTGCACCACCGACCTCAGTTGGCAGACGACCCCGATTGGCAAGCCAGCCGAGAATGGCTGCTGGACAAGGCCGACCGCCTTGGTGTTGATCTGGACGAGGTGGTGTGATGCTTGTAACAAAATCACTGTCTCAAGAAGAACTGATTGAACGCGAAAGTGGCACCGACGCCAAGGTGCTTGCCGCAATCATTCGTGCAGAACTATCCTTGCAGAAAAACGTCTGCATTTCTGACCTAATGCGCAGGCTGCGCTTGGGAGAAATCGTAATCAATAACGCAATCAACCGCCTTGATATTGCCGGGCTGCTGGACATCGACAACCGCCGAGACAATTGCCGATTTGTAAGAGCAAGCCAAAAAGGCTACAATCACGCCGGAATAAAGCGGCCAATCTGGATGGAGGCTTGATGAAATTTCCCGATTATAAACCGGCACCAGTGGCAAATCTGGTGCCGTATGCGAGGAACAGCCGCACCCACAGCGCGGCACAAGTGGACAAAATCGCCGCCAGCATCAAGGAATTTGGCTTCCTAAATCCGGTCATCGTTGACGGCGAGAACGGCATCATTGCTGGGCATGGCCGGATCTTGGCTGCGCAAAAGCTGGGCCTCGAAACCGTGCCGACAATCGAAGCGGCGCACCTGACCGACGCCCAGCGCAAAGCCTACATCATTGCAGACAACCGCTTGGCCTTAGATGCCGGATGGGACGACGAGATGCTGCGGGTCGAACTGCAAGACCTGGACGCGGTTGACTTCGACCTGACCTTGACCGGCTTTGATCTGGACGAGATTGCCGCGCTCACTGCCGACGAGCCAACCGAGGGGCTGACCGA